GAGCCACTCCTTCAGCGCAGCGAGCGGCGCGCCCGTCAGATCGGGCACGACGATAAGTGTCGGCATGGGCGGGTCCTTGAAAGAGAGAAAAAGGGGTGGGGGAGGACAGGGGGTATCCTCCCCCACCGACAGCGCCGCTGGAAGACTATCCCGTCAGGCGCGAGGATAGCCACGGCCGCGAAGGCGGCCGCCGGCGCTTGAGGCCAAACGAAAGCTTAGGCTTCGATTTTCAGCAGCTTGATCGCATTCCCGTCGAGCACCTGGCCGCCCACCCGCTTGGTGGCGTAGAAGTGGACGAACGGCTTGTTGGTGAAGGGATCGCGCAGGATCTGCGTCGCGCTGCGTTCCGCGATCAGATAGCCGTGGCGGAAATTGCCGAAGGCGATCGGATAGGCGCTTGCCGCGATGTCCGGCATGTCCTCCGCTTCGACCACCGGATAGCCCAGCAGGCGATCGGGCTGCCCTTCGACGAGGCCCGGTTGCCACAGGAAGGCGCCATCGGCGGTCTTGAACTTTCTGACTTCGGCCAAAGTCGCCGAATTCATCACGAAGCTCGCGCCCTGGCGATGGCCAGCCTTCAGCGTATGGACGAGGTCGATCAGGGTGAGATCGGGCGCAGCGCCCAGTCCCGCCGCATCGCCGCTGCCGATATATTGCAGCGCGCCGAAGGCCCGCGTGTCGTCCGCCGCGATCGTTGCCGGGGCGGTCAGGAAGCCTTCGGGCTGGTTCAAGCCGCTTCCGTTGACGAAGGCGGCGCCTTCCGCGCGGGCGAATTCCATCGCGATCTCGCTCGCCAACCAGGCCTGAAGGTCGAAGCCGACATCGTCGAGCATGGCCTGCGATGCTGCCGGATTGGCATAGAGTTCGCCGGTCGGAGGGGCGATTTCGTGGAAATCGGGCGTGGCGGTGCCGGGGCGGGCGGCTGTCTCGCTGACCCAGCCCGAGGCCGTGCCGCCGGTGGTCACCAGCTTGCGATAGCCCGCGCTACCGGTCTGGACGACTTGCGCGATGGCGCGGATCGGGCTGATCTCGGTGAGAGCGCGGGCGATGGCTGCGTCGATCTGGCGGGGGACGGCATAGCCACCGTCGGATGGCGCCGCACCGCTGATCGACTTGATTTCATGCGCTGCGCCCCGGCGCAGATAGCCATCGACGAAGCCTTTCACTTCCGGAGCGCTTTCCTGTCCCGAGGGTGCCAGGGCGGGGCGGGCAGCCGCGCGGGAGATGCGATCGACGCGAGCTTTCACGTCCTCGACATCGCTGCGCAGTGCAGTGACCTCCGCCTCGGTCCGGTCCTGCCGCGCGACGATATCGAAGCTGGCTTCTGCGATTTCGGGGGCGATGTCGGGGGTGGGAGTCGTTTCGGGAATGGTGGTCTGGAAATCCATATGCGGTCCTTTCGTGTGGAAATCGGAGAGTCTGTGTGTTTCGAACCAGCCTCCGCCGGTTCGTCCTCGGCGCTGATCCTCCCTTCGGTCGGGCACCTGCGGGGCGCGCGCG